TCTTATAACTATATTCATTATTACTACAAAACCTATAAGCATATATAGGTCGTTGTTTAGTATAAGTAAATACAGTCATATCATCACCTTTATACAAATAAACATGTTTACATGAAAACACATTATATTCATTAAGTAATTCAAATGGTATTTTATATTGATTCCAATAATTAAAATCTGTTATATTAAAAGGTTGTGATAATATTTCAATCCTTGATTTAGGTCTAATCAATAACTTTTCTTCAATATTAATAGTTTTAATTGTTTTATTTAAAGTTATACCTGTTTTCTTCAAGCTAAAATCATTAGCTATGATGTTTAAGCATTCCTTAAAATTACAATTATATTTTCTTTGAATATAATCTAATATTGTGTAAGTATCTCCTGTGCCAAAATCCTTGTATTGCAATCTATTGTTATTACCTATAAATATTCTACAAGAAGGGTTTTTATCATCGTAAAGTTCTGATAAAAAAGATTTATCTAATTTTGTAAAATTAGGGCAATAATAACTCCATAACTCATATTCTGATATTCTAGAGAATATATCATCTAAACTTATATTACTATGTTCTTCTTGTAAATTATACATATTTATAAAAGCATTAGGGACACGTTTAAATGCCCCTAATACTTAATTAAATTGATTTAGAATGGTAAATCATTAGTTGCAGCTGCAGTAGTAGCTGGAACAACTAATTTCTTAATATCACGTGCTGGATCAAATCTCAACATAGATTGATCTTTAGGCACATTCATTGACTCAGTTAAATCTAATGATACCCAAATAACACCTGGCTTAGTACCTTCTTCGCCACGGAACTTAGCACGGAATGGCTTACCTACTAATAAAGATGCTACTTTATTAACTAAATCAGCCTGTGCCTTCTCAGGATTAGTTTCAGCAGGGTTAACTAACTGAATAGCTTTAGCTTCATCACGAGTGATGTTATGAGTATTTACAATTAAATCTAAGATGTTACGAGCAGTAATAGCCCAAGCTGAGGTTTGTTTACCAGGCTTAACATCTGTAGATAAGAACATTTTATTACTTTTACCAACTGCACCATCCTCACCAACAGTTTTTAACTCCATATAAGGAACTTGATTAAGACCAGTTTTAGCTAAAATTACTTCAGTTATTCTCACATTATCATAAATACCTACTTTTTGGTAATTAACTGAACTTCCTGTTGATTCGTTTGCTTCGTTTAAATTGAACATATTATTATTATTTATTAGTTATTATTATTTTATTATTTATAAATTTTATCCCAATGTGTTGTATACACACCATTTACCTCTTCTGCAAGCAATACTTCCTGATTCTTTAAATGATCGGGACGAGCGCCACAAGTTATTTCATCAGTAGCTTTAAAACTAAGAATAGTTTGATTGCCTTTCCTGAACATATAACCTATTGCATCTGCTTGTGAACAGATTAAAGATTTAATTTTACCTGTTAAATCTATATTTGCAGCCATTACAAGCTCACCTTTATCATCTACCTGTTTATCTTTTATATGACCAGATAATATGATGTGAGGTGCAAAGCTATCAATATAGTCTAGTATCTTGAAAAATGCTTCTCTAAGATACATATAGCCAGCGCCATTAGGTAGTTTAAGTACATCATCTCCATCAAAATTCTTGCCTATTGGAGTACTTTTATATAACCTTAAAGCGTATGGTTTTACTATATCCTCAAGTACAGTTACAGTATCAATTGTAACAAACTTATAAGGATAATTTGCCTCTTTAAGCTGAGTACCTATTGTTTTTAGATCCTCAATACTATTTGCTTTAACCTTTAAAGCATCTACATAATCTGAGCCATTCTCCAAATCTATTATTAGATTATTATCTAAACCTGCAAAAGCTGTTGTTTTACCAGTTTTAGGCTTAGAATAAATAACTAATCTCTTTGGATTAACTCTTTGTGCTTCTACTTTTTTAGTAGGAAGTTTAATTGTTTCTGTCATTTATTAAAATTTATTTTGTTCAATATTTAAGTAGTCATTTTCCGTCATATCTTTAGCAAGTGGCAATTCTTTCATAATGTTTGAAGCACCATTAAAATAAAGATTTACATAGTTATTTGCTAAGCCATAATGACGATCTTTTAGAAATATTAAACACCTGTACTTGTCCTTCAATCTATTTATATTAAATCCCCTATAACTATCTAATTCATATCTAGTTGGGGCAAATAAACCTAACACAAGGTCACAATCTCTTTGTGTTAATTTATTATCAGCTAAACCATCAAGGCTTGGTTCTAATTTCTTCTCAATAGACTGACCTTTATAAAACTCCTGTTTCTCCTTTTCAGCACTTTGTTGTTGAATATTAATTACAACACATTTCAATCTTTTACACATTTGTTTAAGGCAATATTCTTGAGAAAAGTAGCTCATAGCTTCATGTAAGTTCTTTTGTTGAGTAATCTTTCCATTAGTATCTGGAACTAATAATGATACGTGATCAGTGACTACAAATACATATTGATCGTCATCTTTATATACAAATTCACCATTGATTACGCCATTCTCAGTTTCAATCTTTTTAAAACTACCAATTTCAGGATTCTGAAACCATTCTCTTACATATCTATAAATACCATATGGATTAAATACATGATCTACAACATCAATATATTTCTCCATATCATTTACTTCATCTTTGACAGACTGAATTTTCTCAAGTGTGTCCCTATCTAAAGTAAATTCACCTAATGATAAAAGGTGTTGAGGTGATAAGTATATATTATATCTTGTATACAATAGACTACTTATCATACTCAACCAAAAAACTTCTCTACTTTCTTCTAATGCAAAGTAGAATACTTTAACCTTTATATTAGGGTTAGCTTTAGCAAATTCATATACAGATGTTACTGCAAAGAACTTTGCTATTTTAGTCTTACCAATACCGCTAGATGCAGTTATTATTGAATAAGTACCTTTTACCCAACCAGGATATTTTTTAGCTAGTCTAGGAAAAGGTGGTACGATTGAAGTTATACCACCTAATTCTTTCTTCTCTATATTAGATTCTATCTTATTATATAGATTATCAAATATCCTCACTCTGCGTATTTTCTGTATTAGTTATTAATTCTACCTGTTTTATATCTTGTAGGTATTGTTTATAATTTGCTTGATTAAGCCAAGTTTCAAGATTCTGCATATATATCACAGAGTTAGATCTAATCTTTTCTTTATGATATAATTGTGCACATTTACATAATATTTCATGCGTTGTTTCCAGTAATAGCTTCTCATAGGCACTCTTACACTTTTTAAGATTCCCATGTAAACGGCGAGTTTCCAATCCTTGTTTAACAATAGAAGGATAAAATTTTCTGAATTCCTCAAAGCTATGTTCTGATTCTGAAGGACTACAGCTGCTCAGCAGTGATTTGCCTTTATCAGTAAGAGATAATAACTCAAAATAAATATTATTGTCTAATCGGTCTGCGATGTTAATGTAGCCGTTAGTTTCTAAATCTATGAAAACATAGGTTTTAATCTTTTTGCAGTTGTGCGTATAACTTGTTATAAGTTGTTTATTATTTGTATGTATGCAATATAAAACAAAATACTCTTCAAAGCTAAGTTGAAGATCTATTAAAGTTTTTATATCTATTTTAAAGTTGTTCATTAAGTTGTTACATTAAGTGTTTCATTTGCAATCTCAAATCAATCTCATCTTCAAACACTGTTGGCTCAAAATACAACTGGACATCTTTTACTAACACATCATAATCAAACTTAGACTTTAACAAAGATACTATTTCTACATTAGAAAACAAATTATTATTACTAATATTTAAGATTTTTAAGTAAATATGTATCATCTTTTGTCTATCAGATATACTATTTACATTCTCTATCATGCAGTACCTGCGTTTAATGCATCAATAACCTCTCTCATAGGATTAATTAAACCGTTGTACAACATTTGTAAAGCTTTTTTACAATAAAACTTACTATCTTTTTTAAATAGTAATGGATGATTGTCTGGCTTTAAATAGTTACGATTTAATAATTTACCTAAATCCTTAATAGAGCTTTTACTATACTGATAATCATTAAGCAACAATTTCTTATAATCTTTATAAACATTGTAATGTTCATTCTTAGGAATATAATAATAATTTTCCATCAATGAGAATGTTTGTACACCAGCACCATAAGTCTTTTTATCTTCACTAACCCATGTTAAAACTTGTAATAACGCATTGCCATCAAAACCTTCTAAACTACTTAATTTAACTTTATGCCTCTCATTAGGAGCTGTATCATCCCACTTAGTTTTCATTACATAATCAAAATGATTATAGTTTTTCTCATCTAAAGCTATTTCACTTGAATCAAATGTTATAAGGTTAGGTACAACTACACTATTAGTTACACGTTTCATAGAATTGATTACTGGAAGAGCTGGAGGCCAACCATATTCACTTTCATCTTCATCAACATATTCACTCCAGTTTCCATATCCTTCTGAAAAACTGCTGTGTGACGATGTTGCATAGTTATGACTACTGCTACCACCTCTATCATAAGTATATCTCTTATAGCCTGTATTTGAGTGAAAATAGCCATCATCTTCAATGTATTGACCTATCATCTTCAAATCTTTATCAGGGAATAAGAATACTAACTTATCAGTACCAACTATATGAGAAGTTAAAGTTTCAAATAAATCATAATCATTTGTAAATAGTTCATACATATTAGGATTACCCATAATATATCTTGCAAATGCATAAGTATCTGAAAACTCTGGATTAAGATTTTCAAGACTTATAATTCTACTGAAAATACCGTTATGAGCCATGCAAGGCTTTTCTGTACTTCCATTAGTCATTATAACTTCACTATGATTATCAGATATTACAAATGGATGGCAATTTAAATCATTCCTATTGCCACTTGTTGGAATCCTATGATGAACTACTAACTCATCATTATCATTTAATCTATCACTTTCCAAGGACTCAATTAATCTGCCATAATTAAAGAATCCTTTTCTAATTGTTATTGTATTTTCACCATCTCGCTTGAACATATAACCACTACCGCTAGTGTTACTTTCCATGCCAGATTTAATAAATTTATATACTTGTTCTGTACCCTTCTTAGTTCCTTTAGGGCACACACTTATTAAACACATATTTTACAAACTTTTTAATGTTAAATCATCAGTTACTTCATTATCCGTATAATCGCTTATCTCGTGATTAATTGATTTATCAGCAAACTTTAATGTTCTTTTCTCAATATAATCATTGATTTGCATATGATTTTTAGGATAAACTATTCTGATTATATCTTGCAATGTAATATTAGGATTGTTGTAGATTTCCTTCTTATGATTCTCTACAATATCAATTAATGCAATGCATATAAATAACCAGTTTTTAATCTTATAATAAGATGTACTAGCAGAATGAGGTCTAAACTCTATAGTATACACTTCATTTTTCCTAGTATTAAATACTGCAGGTATAAAATTAACCCAGCAATATCTTGCAGCGCTATGGTCATAACCACATTTAAAACCCTTTGGATGATCATTTTTCTTATTAACCTTATGATCTGGTGAATAACCTGAAGATAATATAGTCATTATAGTATTATAATAATAATCAATATTATATTCTCTATTCTGATTAATAGAGCTTATATTAATATTAACATTAGGTAACTTCCTACAATATTCATTATCTCTTCTAGACTCAGGTAACATGTTAAATATAGAATTCTCCATTTTCTTATAAAGGTAGTACATCAATACTACGCTTTCCTTATTAAATGTTGCTCCACCTATATGGACATGAACACCGCATCTTTTGTTAATCATACATCTCTTAGATAACTCATTACAAAGCATTTTAAGCTGCTGTAAGCCTAAATCACCATATAATACACTAGTTACATACTCGCCGCCAAATACATTGCCATTTTCATCTCTCAATGAACCGTCATGTACTGAATCATATGATAACTTCTTATCTAAATACCTTGGCAAATAACCACTTGAAGTTTCTATTTCTACACCCCATGTATACTTTTTACCAAGCATTTTAATATAAGTCATAGGCTTATTAGCTACTAAATTTTTAAAAGATTTAACAGACTTGTGTTTTCTGTAAAGTATATCATTTTGTTTAATAAGTATATCTTTAGAAACAGGATCATCTTTGTGATAAAAATTACCAGTATTTACAGATTCTACATAATAATATTTAAATACATTATTATCTACAAATTTATCATCTAGCCATGAAAATTCTGATAATTTATGATTTGGATTACTAACTTGAATATAGTTTGAACTATACTCAGCAGATACAGTATAAGATGGGTTAATTAGATTACCTTTAGCATCTATATCTTCATATATTGCATATATTTGAGCATAAACTAATAAACTAAGTTTTTCATCAAGTATTAAATTTAAATTATTATAAAACTTATCTTTAAATACTCTAGGATCATCTTTTTTGAAAAAACCAAAATTTTGTACATTTATAGCGTCTTTATATTTTATCTTTTCACTATTTTCATATAACTTTACAAGGTCATCATCACTAAATTCAGGTTCAGAAGAATGATATTCTTCTTCATCTTCAAGCATGCGCTCTAATTCCTCATCAGTTTCATCAAAACTTGGATCTCTTAGCGCATCTTCTACCCAATCAGGTATTTGTGGTGCAGGAATTGCATCTATTTCTGGTTCAACACTATTTCTTAATCTTATATTTTCTTCAATGGGCATCTTTAATTACTTGTTCGTTAATAATATCATATCTTGCTATAAAATTTAAATCTATTAATTCAAGGACTTTACCTCTTAAATCAGG